ACCTCTACTGGAGACGGGCGGAAGACCATCAGACTATGAATGTAAAAAACCTGATAGCTGAGGCGGAGCGTCTGCTCAGGTTAGCCCCCAAAGGAGGAGCAGTGGTATGGATATAGAGGAACTCAAAAGATTTTTTGACGAGTTTCCGAAGAAACTTGCACAAGCCAGCGGGCTGGCCCTTACGAGGACAGCTGAAAAAATTCAGACGGACCTTTCAACAATCTTCAAAACGGAAGGTAGGTCTCATGGTGTGGACTGGAAAGACTTAGACCCTCGTTATCTTGCCTATAAGGTCAAAAAAGGCTTTTCTGAAAAGAAGCTGCATAGAACAACTACCCTTGCACAAAGCTTTACCTACAAGGTTCAGGACTGGAAGGCAGTAATCGGAACGCCCGTTCCTTATGCGGTGTATCACGAGACGGGAACCAGACGTGGAATCCCTCCACGCCCTTACATGCAACCTGTTGTAAAGAAGTTTTTGGAGGATAACCACTTCAAGAAAATCTTTGAAAGAAGTCTGAAGGAGGTGTTGTAGGATGTTGACCGAACTTGATGCACAGATTGGAAATGCCTTACAATCACTCGGGCTACCGATTCTCTCTAAAGTGGATAAGCCCACGGAGCTTTTTACGCAATACAAGATAACACCGTGCGTTTGGTATATCATAGAGAAAGCGAGGTTTGAACCTGTTTCAAGCTTTGCCTTCTTGGTTGACTTTGATGTATCTGTTTTTCTTTTCTACAGAAGCTTAAGAGAAAAAGGGCAAGGAGCGTATGAGCTTTTAGAGCGTATTCTAAGTGCCTTAAGTCTTAGAACACAGTTTAACCTCATCCCTCAATGGATTGAACTTTACTACCACGAAAGCGGAGAGTTTGCATTTCTTCTAAGCTTCAAAGGTAATGGTAGGTTTGTTGTCCCGCAGGAAGAAGAACCACTTACCACCCGCATAACCGTTTACGAGGGTGAAGAGTTTGTTTCGGAGGTGTCCAAATGAGGTATAAGGTGAAGCTAACTTATCCTACCATTGTTGTTATTGAACAAAAAGAGTATCTTCTCTTTCCGGGTCAGGAAGTTGAACTTCCTGATTCCGCCGAAGTGGTCAAAACTTATGAGGGACTTGGCTACCTTGAACCTTTACCAGCTAAACAAAAAACTAAAAAGGAGGTAAGTGATGCCAGCTAATTACTTACACGGCGTTGAAACTATAGAAATAGTGAAGGGACCGGTTCCAGTCAGGGAAGTAAAATCTGCGGTCATCTTTTTAGTCGGAACTGCACCCGTGCATCTGACCAGACCTACAGGTATTTCTGAAAGCGATTGGTATGAGCAAACGGTGAATAATCCTATCCTTGTCCTAAGGAGAGAGGACGGCATAACCTACTTTGGCGATGCTACTCCTGGCTACACAATCCCTTACGCCCTTGATGCTATCTTTGATCACGGAGGTTCAACTGTTATCGTTGTTAATGTCTTTGACCCACGGCGACACACGAACGCAGATGGACAACCCGACCCTTCAACTGTCACTCCTGCCGATATTATCGGCACATACAACCCAACAACTGGCAGACGTACGGGACTAAGGATAATAGAAGAACTGTACAGCAGGTTTGGCTTCACCGCAAAGCTAATACTCTGCCCGGTCTATTGTGAGTCGCCGGGCGTGATGGCAGAGATGATAGCCCTTTGCGAGACTCATAGGGCATTGGCTTTGATCGATGCCCCAGCTGGTTTGACTCCTCAGCAAGTTATTAACGCAAGAGGTGCTGGCGGTCAGCTTAACACTTCCGCTTACAGGGCGGTTATTTGCTATCCCCGTCTCAAAGTTTATGATCCTGCCACCAACACCGAACGCCTTGAGCCTTTTAGCCAACGCTTAGCCGGAGTTATAGCCAAAGTAGACCATGAGGAAGGATACTGGTATTCCCCATCCAACCACGAGATACTCGGCATTATTGGAGTAGAACGCCCCATTACATGCGCCATCAACGATCCAAACACCGAGGCTAACCTTTTGAACGAAAATGGCATTGTTACGGTCTTTAACAGCTTTGGAACGGGCTACAGAGTTTGGGGCAACCGCTCCGCTGCGTGGCCAACTAAATCAGACCCGAAAAACTTTATCTCCGTCCGCAGAACTGCAGACATTATCGCAGAAAGCATAGAGTATGCAACTTTGCAGTTTCTGGATAAGCCCATAACTGCTGCCATTGATGGAGTTTTAAGCATGGTCAATGCTTTTATCCGCACCTTGATCGGAAGAGGCGCCCTTGTGGACGGGAAATGCTACTTCCCAAAAGACAAAAACCCTGAGACCAATCTCGCAAACGGACG